TGTTCCAAGCGGCGGTCATGTATGCGATCTCTTCCTGCGTGCACTCGCTGAACTCATGGGGGAACTTTCCCAGGCTCTGGCTCAGCTGGAACAGGCCCACCCCGGCTGGACTCTGGCCGAAAGGATCCGGCGCTCGTGATCCTCCTGCGGTTCTCCAGCAGGATCTCGAAGATGATCTGGTACAGGTCCGGGACGGTCAGCGCTCCGCTGTCGAAGAATCCCTCGTCCAGCGATTCGTCAATGCACAGGCTGGCGAGCAGTTCGCAGGTCCGTTGGTTCAGGTCCCTCCGGCCCTTGTCGGTCCGGGCGGCCCGGTTCGCTACGTATATGCTGGCAAGCTCCTCGAGCTCGGCGGCAAGGGGCATCCTTACCTCTACCGGTATGGGCTCGCCTTCGTCCACGGGGAACGGGATCGTCATCCGCTGGTCAAACGCCCGCCTCATCAGCCGTTCCGCGATGGTGAGACTCTCGGCATCGGTGTGCCGTATCTCGGTCATGCGTGCCCGGAACCGTGCCGTCAGGGCCGGGTCGTCCTCATAATTCACTTTCTTCGGATTGGTCATGCGTCACCCAAAAAATGGAGGATCAGGAGAGATCGGTCTCTGTCTTGTAGTCTGCCGAGAACGCCAGGGTCCGTGAATAGAAGTCGTCAGTCGGGAACGTGTCGTCGATACCGGAAAACTGTGTTCCCATCAGGAAGTATTTCCGGGTCACGGTGCCGGCGGAGTTGTACCGCTTGCCGACCAGGGCGCCGATCTTCTGCATTCCCCTGAAGGCCGTGGTGTGTTTCTCCTTGCCGGTGGTCGGGGATGCCGTCATCTGGTGCCCATAGGCCACGCTGATGAGGCTCTGGTTGTAGTGGAACTCCTCAAGAGAGCCTGAATATTCCGTTGCCCCGACGCTCGTGACCTTGTTAGCCTGCCCGTGGATCGAGACCTTCTTCTCGTCTGCCTTAGCGCTGAACTTCACGTCACGGCTGGTGCCGATGTGGACCAGTGCTGCAGTGACGGCGCAATACTTGATCACGTAGACCTTCGCGTCTGTGATCGAGAACAGGGCCGATTTGACCGCGGTGCCGTCCGTGCAGGGGGTTGCCCCGGCAGTGTCACTGCATTCGGTGACGGTGGATACGATGGTCGAGTCGGTCTCGTTGTAGACAACGACGGACCCATACTCCGCATCCGCAGCAAGGGCGAAGTACCCCGCGCTTGCATCGCCTGCAGTTGCAGTCTTCGTCTCGCTACCGGCTTCTGTACCGGCAAAATACCACTTGACCTCGCGGCCCTGCGTAAGGTCACTTCCGACAACATCTGTCATGGTTTCGTCTCACATCCTGTATTTGATGAGGAAATCTACCGGATAGTGCCAGTACCGGGTGTCCGGTTCACGGAGCCGGGGGCCGTTGGTGTGCCTGCACGTGATTACCGTGAAGGTGGTGGACCCCGCAGTCCATGAGGCCGGTTCCATCTGGAAATCTGTCCGGGAGATCGCAGAAATGACCGCTTCCGCAACGGTATTCGCATCTGTCGGGCTGTCGGCATCGTCATAGACAGATACCTGGACCCGCGCCTCCCGGAAACCCGGGACGCGGCGGTCGGGAACATCGCTGACCAGGGAGTACCGGATAGCCGGCAGGGCGGTCCCCTGCGGGAGCTCGTCCGGGTAGATCCGGGTTCCGACTAGCGCAACGACAGCCGTGGCTGCAGCCAGTTTCGCACGAAGGGCAGCATCAATCGAGCTCACAGTGCCCCCTCGATCGCCCGCTCGAGTTCGCCCCGGACAACCTCCTGGACCTTCTCCTTGTTCTCGTCATACGCAGGACGGAGGAACGGTTTTGCCTTATTGCCGCGGGTGAACCGCCAGCCTTCCGGCCCCTTTGTTCCCGCGTAGTAGTAGACCCACGGGGTTGTCCGACCCTTGCCGTTTTCGGCATAGATGCCGGTCCCGTATTCAAGGTACGGGGCGTACTCGACATTGGTGCCGGTCCCGATCTTCACGGAGTTCTCGGTCTTCTCGAGGGTCTTCGTGGTGATGCCCCGTCGGAGTTCGCCGATATCGACTGAGACGTTGCTACGGGCCCCGCCCTCAACAACCAGCATCCCTTTGGTACCGGCCTCTTCGAGCGTGTCACCGATGGCTGTTTTGACTCCCCGTAGTCTCCGGGTGAGTTCCGCCATACCCTTGATACGGACCGTGGCCTGCATCAGGGGATCAACCACCCGAAGTCCAAGCCACGGCCGACAATCACGCCGGCAAGGGTGCAGGCTACCCCAAATCCGATTACAATCAGGGCGTAGAGGATTGTTCTCTGGAGGTCACGGACCCCCTTGATCTCTTCCAGGATCCCGTCTACACGGGCATTGCACGCGGCGAGTTTTGTCTCAAAGAGTTCGCGGTGGAGTGCACATGTTGTGGTAGTTACGCAGTCAGTAGTTTCGTTCAATCAGGTCACCGCCTCGAGGTCGCAGCGGATGTGCGATATCCCTTCATCTGCCTGGACGGTCCGGACGTGCTTGATCCGGAACGCCCTGGTGAACCCGGCGGTTACCCCGGTGAGGATATCACCTTCCGCGATCGAGGTGCCCGAAGGCAGGACCACGGCTGGCAGGTTGTAGATGTGCTCGCCGCTTTCGAGTTTCTTCATGCCGCCTTTCGGGTTGACGAACCGGCACTTGACGGTCGTGGTGGCTGTGACCGCAGACGGGATGCCATAGTCGTCGCCATTGTCCGCCGATGCTCCGTTTGCAAGGGCTGCCCCGGGAACCGTGCCGTTGTCCGCGATCGGCTCGTTGTCTGCAAATACGCCGGTCACGTTCGACAGGATGAGATACCCTGCAGCGGTCCCGGCGGCCCATTCCCCCGTGCTTTTCGTGACGGTTTTCACCGTGCCGGTTGCATGGGAGGTGGCCCCGGTAAGGGTTTTTGCCACCGTGAAGACTGCGGATCCTGCATCGAAGTTAAGCCGCTTATCGACAGTTGATCGGGCGATCGAGCAGCTGTGCTGCATGGCCTCAATCATAGGCGTCTACCTCGCTGTCGTCGTAGGGTTCCGGCAGATCGGACTGGTCCATCTTCAGGTCAGGCACATCGTGGTCTGCCCGCTCGACACCTTCGTTCACGGTATCGGCTGCAGCCTGGCCGGTCTTCCACTCCTCCACGGTTTCCCGCAGAGTGATGAGGTACGAGGTGGCCCCTGGATCCTTGGTCCAGCCGACATCCCCGTAGGTCTCGCTCTTCTTCTCGACGTTGCCCCGGCTTGCCTTGTAGAGGTGGCAGATCATCAGGGCGTGGCAGTAGTCGTAGAGCGACGAGTCCATGGACGAGGACAGGCCGGGATAGAGTCCCTCAAGCCGCTTTGCCGCGATGGCCGCGTAGCTTGTCAGGTCGGCGTCGGTGAAATCTCCCCCGGTACCCGCGGTGAACGGGCTGACCAGGGCGATCGTTGTTGCGCTTACCGTCAAGCAGGTCTCCTCTGCAGGAAAGCCTGCAGTGCTTTTGACACTTCGATCAGCTCCTTGTTCTTGGCGATCACCGGGTAGACGACCAGCCCGTCCCGCACGGTTCCCTTCCGGATATCGAGCGCATACCAGACCTCGTTCAGCATGTCGCCAGGGGGTTTGGTGCAGATGAGCTCGGAGGTGATGCCGCGGGTCAGGGCGACATGACCGTCCCGTTCCCACCTGATGTGGAACGGTGCTGCGTTCAGTTCAGGGATGAACCGGCCGGGCCCGCCTGCGAGTTTCGGGTTGCTGTCCATGTACCAGTTGGCAGGGTCGAGCTTGGAGGGGTCGGTGAATCCGAACTTCAGGCCCTTCCTTGTGAACATCCGGTACAGCTGGAAGTCGAAGACCTCGGTGTAGTTGTCGTCCGCTTCCCACTGCCGGAGCACGAACCAGAAGACCCGCGTGAGGATGAGACGACGCCGGGCCTGTTTCTCGTACCGGAAATACTCTTCAAGCAGGAACTCGGCAAACTGTGCCCGGGGACCTGTCAGGAGTTTCGGCCACTCTTCGGGAGACGGGACCGGGATCCTGATGAGGACCTGGTTCAGGAGCGTCTTCTCAATAATGTGGAACCGGTACTCTTTCCAGCCGGCTGCCTCGTAGTCTTCGGGTGAGTTGAGCGGTTTCATGCCGCGGACATAGTTCTCGCGGGGCTGCCGGTACCGTTCGGTACCCGATGCCACCCAACGCCAGAACCTGCCCTTGAGTTCCCGAAACAAACCGCACCCCGTGACCGTTGAAAAAAGATGGGGAGATCCCATCAGGCAATGACTGCGGTGACCTGGTAGACGGCCTTGTTCAGGTTTGCGCTGGTCTTGTAGATGGGACCGAGCACCTGGCGGAACACGTCCATGTAGTAGATCTCGGCGCCCATGTTGTTGTCGCGCTCGGTGTTGATCTCTACGTCGCCATACCCGTAACATGCACAGGCTTTGCTGGCGCCGACCAGGACGGACTTGGCGGTCGTATACCCCATAGTGTCAACGAAAATGTCGAGACCGAGACCCGGCACGCGGCCGACAGCACCCTCCATCTTGGGAGTATCGCCGTATGCGACGATAGCTTTGTACAGGTCGTTTGCGATCCATTTTGCCCAGACCGCGCTCGGCATGATGACGAAGTCCGCCTTATACGGCTTGACGGCAGCAACAGCCGTGGCGAAATCTGCCATTGGGTTATTGGTCACGGTAGACCATGCCCCGGCGGTTGCACCGGTCTGCGGGGAGGTCTGGAGAGCGGCGATGACCTTCTTGTCGAGGACTGCGGCAAGGTTGGTGGCAGCATCTTCCTTCTGGATGACCATCGGGTCGCCTGCCCGGGACTTGCGCTTCGACTCGTCAGAGACTCCGAGAACCACACGATCTTTCTTCAGAGAGAATGATGCATAGGTGAACTGTGCAGTCTCGACATCGGACCGCTCGAACTCTTCGAGGTCCTCGGCAACGGTCAAGGACCCCTTGCTGATCGGGACCGTGCCGGTAAGGAACGGCACAGGCACCGGCCGACAGAGCTGGTAGAGATCGGACACCCCGATCATGGTGTGCAGGACCTCCGAGACAAGCGTCCCTGAATCCAGCGAGCCGGAGATCGCGTCTGTATCTACAATGCCCGGCATGTTATTCCACCAGCCCGACCCAGATGGTCAGTGTTGCAGCTGCAGCAGCCGCGGCTTCCATGGCGGTTCCGATGTTCTCGCCGATCGCCCCGTGGTCGGTTGCGATGACCTGGCCTGCAGTGTCTCCTGCAGTGGGTGCCATGACGACAGCCCCCTTCGGGATTGCAGCGGCTGCGGTAACTTCGACCGGGCCCCAGATGACAACGCGGATATCGTCGCCTTCTGCAGCAGCGGTGTCGATGGCAACGCCGAACTTCCCGACGTCGGTATCAGTGACAGCGTCCCAGTACCCGTCGGACTCGATGTGCACGACATCGCCCTTTGCGACTACGCCGCCAGCATCGACTTCAATGACCGTGCAGGCTCCCTTGAGATCTCCCGCGGTCATGATTCATCTCCGACGGCCTTGCCGTTCACGCGAAGGCCCGTGCAGACGTCCGCCAGTTTCTTCGGGGGTGCGGCGGTCTTCCGCTGGTATTCCTCACCGGCTTTCTCCATCGCTTTGGTATGGGTGTCGTTGAGGGTGGACACCAGCTTGAGGACGAACTCGGCGGGGTTGTCCTCGAAGAGTTTTCGGCTCTTGGCCTCTTCGTCACCGTGGACCCACGCCCGCGGCAGGGTCTCGGCCAGCCGGCTCCACTGCCGTTCCTTCTGGTCGAGTTCGGCGACCTTAATCTGTTCGTCTTTCATCTTGATGTCGGACTGCGCCTGGTTCCAGGCGGCCTTCATGTTCCGCAGCTCCAGGTCCATCTCTGCAAGTTTCTGCTCGATGGGTGAGGAGGGCGGAGTCTTGGTGTCTTCAGGCATTTTGGTAGGCTCCTTAATTTCCTGCTTGTTGTTCAGGAACATTGCACCCGGATCTCCGGGGAGGTCGCGGGGCGACCGGACAAATACGAGGACGTGGTTGGGCTTGACGCCCGGCCGGACCTTCCGGTGGTTTTCCGGCATACCGGGGTAAGGATCGTCATAGGCGATGATCGAGGACGAGAGCGATAGTTTACTCTCGTGCCACAACCGCTTGACCTCGGGGTCGGTGAACTTCATGCTCACTTCGATCCGGGGCTGGCCTTCCCTGACAATCCTGGCGTTTTCAACCGAGCCGACCACCCGGCCCGGCCTGCCGTCAACTGTCTTGACGGAGGAAAGGGCGGCGGGCTGGTCGGTGAGGAGCTGTCTGCCGTCCGGATGGGTCTGCGCATAGATCAGCGGCACGGACCGCCATGCGGGTTCGGTGCCGGCGAATGCTTCAGCCCCATACCAGAGGTTCAGGCCCTCGGGAAAACGCGGGTTCGGAAAACGCTGGAAGGTGTCGAGGACGTTCAGGGTGGCAAGCGGCCCCGGGCTTTCGGCCAGGGGGGCTGTGCAGTTGAACACGCCGGGCGGGCATTGCCGTTTCCGGGTGCGTTCGGTCCACTTCCCATCCTCGGATTTCTCGTATTTCTCCTTGACGGCGGCCCATGCGACCCGATTCGCGCACTCCTCCAGATCGGGATCGTTCTTGCATGTGCCCTCAAAGGCTGCATTGAATGCCGCAAGAAAAATGCGCTGCCCGCCGTCCGGGAGTGCTGAACGGACCTCTTCGGGCAAATCCTCTACGGAGGAGTACGGCATACATCATAGAGGTGTTATCAGGAAAAGGTTATAAGGAGGGTAGGATTACGACAGGTTAGGACGGATTGTGGCTGCGTTACCGCCCGCCCGCAAACAGGTATTTTACCACAACGCCCCGCAAGAGATAGAACGGGGTGAACATTGCGAGGTCGCAGTGCCGGCAGGTCCGGGTCTTCTTCAAGGGTTTAAGGTGCTGGTAACTGTCCTCAAGGAGGTTCCCCACCGGATCGTTGAGGCCGAAGTCGTAGCAGCACTGGTAGACGTTGCCGTTCGGGAGGACGACGTGCTGCCTTTCACAGAGTTTATCGCACGAGATCGGGTATGGCTTGAATGGGAGGCCGGTCCGTGCGTGATCCTCGCGGCGATTAGTTGGAAACCGCTCGTTCATTGCTACAGTCTGGCATTGCCACCGTTTCAGGAATATCGGTAATAACTCACAATACTCCCGGGTTATTGGGATCTTTGCTACCCCATTGGCGTCCGGCAGGTGTAAAAGGATGCGGGAGAACTCCACGTTCTTTATCCTCTCGTAATCATCATAGGTGCATCCGACCAGCGTAGTAAACAACTGGACACCGTGGCCCTCTTCGTAGGCGTGCACTATCATCTCAGCGGTATCCGGGTTCAGGAACGGCTCACAGAACCCGCTGAACGTTATTTCCACGGTTTTCGGCACAGTCCGTATTATCTCCTTGAATGCATCAAGGCTCATTGCGCGGGGACCGTCATACTTGCTTAACAGGACTTCCTGCGGGCAGTATTTCAGGCAGTTCACAGAGCACCCTATTTTTGTGGTTATTTCAAGAAATTCGCTCACAACATTACACTCCTGCCTCTTTGATCTCCTGCCGGATCAGGTTGTGGACTTTCCGGGTGTCCTCGCGGGTCCTGCGTTTCCCCTCGTCGGTCAGGTACGGGCAGGGCTGGAGCCGGGATATCCCATACATGATGCAGACGCCCGGGCGGTCCTCGTAGATGGCGCACCGTCCCGCTGCTGAAAGAAAAATGCACTTCCGGTCAGCGGTGATCAGTGCCGCCTGTCCGGCTTTCCAGATTTCCTTGACTGGTTGCTGCTGGAACCGGTCACGGTATCTGGTGACGAGGTCTGCGGGGAAGGAGATGATCCCGCAGCATTCGGTGCACTTTCGGGCTGCGCAGGCTGTGTTGAAGTCTTGCATGACAGGGCCTCCTGGATGGCATTGATGACGATCTGTTCGAGTCCTTTGCCGGTTGCCCGGAACTGCTGGAGCAGGTCGCGGGGGATGGCTACCCGCATGAGCACGGGGGCGCTCGGGTCCGCGGTCATGAACTCATAGACGCTCTGCCGGGTCCGCCTGCCTTCGTTGTGGTCCTTAAACCGGATGTTCAGCTCGCGGGCGATGCTGGCATAGCTCAGCCGGTCGCCGTTCTGGACCACGGTCTGCTCGCGCATGTATGCGATTTCATCAGCAGAGAAGTCGATCCGCGTTCCGTTCCTCGTGATAACCTGTCTTTCGTCCATGTTCAGTTTCATTTCCATGTGCTCTCCTTACGCCACGACCGGGATGTGTGCACACCTGCAGTTCGGCTCGCCAATCGGCGGCACCTTGTCGGCATCGTAAATCCCCTCAAGCGCCCGGTGTTCCGGCCGGACCCTGTCGTCCCGGGCCGTGCGATACTCCACCTTCACCCCGGCTTTCCTGTACCGGGTGAGCGAGGCTTCGCTCTGGATCCTCGCGGTCTCGGTGCGGGCCACTGTTGCGGCATGGGATTTCCGTTCGCTGAAGTAGTCCTGGAGGTCCTTCGCGATGCTGCCCTCCGGATACCCCCCGGCCTTGAACTCCCTCGCCCCTGTCGGTTTCCCGTTCTCGATACCTTTCCGGATGATGTCCGAGACCGTCTCCCGCTGCTCTTTGCTGGCGTCCGTGAACCATGGTTTGAAGAGCCGTTCAGGGACACCGGTCTCCTTGTTGATGTTGACCACCATGGTCCCGCCCTTTTCGATGAGCATCTGCCGATACCCTTTCATATACTCCAGGGCCTCCTGCTGCACCATCTCTTTCGAGAACAGGAGTTTGGCAAGCCGGATGGCGTTGGCGTCCCCTGCGATATGGGCCTGCGTGGCGGAGTTGATCAGGATCTTCCGTTGCCGCTGGTCGAGGTGGTCGAAGATACTTTTCATGCGGTCGGGGGAGATGGCCATCTTATCCGGTCTCCATCGCCTTCAGCTCCGCGATCACTGCCTCGAACGCATCGCCGTATGCCCGCTCCAGGTCGTCCGCCTCGTCTTTCTCGACCTCTTCAGGGGTCTGCACGCCTTTCGGGTGCGGTTCCTGTTTCAGGCCGAACGGGACGGCCGGGACGGAGAGGGCCTGCGGTTGCGGCCTGGTCTTCTCGAGCTCCGCCCGGACCTTGTCATCTGCAGGAGGCAGGCCGAGCAGGTCCCGCATCTCGTCAAGGGTGGCAAGCGCCGGGCTGGTGGGCGTCTCCCGCATGGCGGTCACGAGCTGAACATTGAGCGGGGTCTCATCGACCTCAAACGCCGGCAGCGTGACCTCAACGGAATAGCCCTTCTCTGTATACCCGTTCACGTCCAGGTAGTGCTGCAGCAGGGACTCCGCCGCTTCTTCAAGCCACCGGTGCACGCTGGAGATATACATTTTCATGAGTTCCAGCTCGCCAAGGTTCGACCCGCCGATCAGGGTGCCGTCTTTCGTGATCAGGCTGGTCGGGGAGTAGATACGGTCGAGGATCCCTTCGTAGTGCTTGATGGTGTCCAGGGCCGTGGGGTTGTCCTCGATGTGCGGGTCGGCAAACTCCATGTTCTCCCGCAGCGGGAACCCGACATTGATCCCCCAGTTCTGGAGCAGGGTCTTGAGATACGTGGCATCGCTGACAATCCCCTTTGCCCGCTGGACCGAGCTGGTGACTTTCGGGAAGAGTGCCGGGGCGCCGACGCGGTTGACCTTCTGCATCTGGGCCTTGTGGCAGTACGCGAGCATGTGGATGATGTGCACTGCCGGCAGGCACGCAGGTACCCCTGCGATCGCGGGTTCGGTCGGGTCCTTGATCATGGTGATGTTCTTGACCAGGACCGGGTCGCCCGTCTCGTCCTGTTTCTGCCAGTATTCGACCTCATAGTCCTCGTTCAGGACAACGCCACGGAGGATATCCCCGTACGAGACGTAGTTCCCGGTCGTTGGCACGGTTGCGAACGTGTAGGCCGGCAGGACGCGGAGCGCCAGGAGCCGGTATTCCGAGCCCCTCCAGCCCCAGACATCGTTGACGAACGATGCCCCGTATCTCCAGACGGACGACCAGATGATCGGGAGTTTCTGGTTGAGGCGGTTGTCGTCCTCGTTGGTCATGGCCGTCATCTTCTCGGTGAGGTCCTCGTCAATCTCTCCCTGCGGGTTCTTGACCACGATCTCGACTTTCTCGCAGAAGATCAGGTTCCGCTGGTTCTGTTCCAGCTTGACGAAATAGGCGTTGTCTTCAAGCGATCGGATCTTGGCGGCCGTCACCTCCGGCGCCTTATACCTGTTCGTCACGCTGTGCTGGTAGAGGACACCGTCTTCCCGGTCAGGGTTGCGGGGCCTCCGAAGGTTCCGGATACTGTCTAGTAGGGTCACATTAATCCACCTCGGATTTTCATCTTGTTCTGCGGGCCGAACCCGCCGGCGTGTTCAAGTGTCAGTTCGGTTGCACCGTCGTTCTGGGTAAGGTCATGGTGAGCTCCGGACAGGACATCGACAATATCATCGTTATCTCCGTTCGGGAACGTGGTGACTTCATCCAGGAACACGAGGTTCCATGGTCCTTTGACTAGGAAGACGTTGCCGGCCTCTGCCGCCGCACTGACAGGCTGTGCCCGGACCTCTTTCGATCCGGTAGAGGGGACGCCAAGGAAAGAGTACCCGACGAGCACGTGCCTGGCGTAGTGGTCAACGGTGTTGACACCAGAAGAACCGGGCTCCCGCTCCATCCGGATCATAGTCTCGTACCCGTCCGTCTGAGCGGTCTGCCGAACAAGGGCCTCGACACCTGCAGGGCTCTCCCTGACGTGCTGGAGATCAAGGATATAGAACCGGCCGTCTTTCCGGCCATAGTGCAGCCCGGCTGTCCAGTCCCCCTTGTTCAGTGACGCTGCCAGGTCCCACCTGCGGACCTTAATGAGGTCGCGGGGTGCCTGGTCGATGATCGTGAACCACTGCCGCTTGAACATCCCGCCTTCCTGCGGGGTTGGGCGTTGCTGGTAAAGGGCGGACCACTGATAAGAACCAAGTGTAGTCCGAATAGCTTCGAGTCTCCGGGTATCGTACTTCTCCGGCCAGAGCGGGTCGCCGACATGCCGAGGGTCGTCTTCTGACGGGGTTTCAGCGACCGCTGGAAAGTTCACGATGGTCCACTTCTCCCCACCTTCACTCTCGGCAAGCTCGAGGACCTTGCCCGCGAGATCTCCCTCATGCCACCGCGTCATGGTGATGAGGATCTGGGCATCCTTCTCGAGCCGGGTGTAGAAGGTGGAGGTATACCACTCCCAGATGGTCTCCCGGATCGTCCGACTGGAGGCCTCTTCCCGGTTTTTGAGCGGGTCGTCGATGATCCCATACACACAGCCCATGCCGGTAATCCCGCCACCGACACCTGCAGAACGATATACTCCCGTGTGCCCGACAATCTCGAAAATATCGGAGTTTCGCAGGTACGAGCCGTCCGCGACCGTACGCACATTGGTCCCGAACAGGGTAGTGTCCGGGAACAGTTTTCGGTACGTGGGTGACTCGATGATTCGCTGGACATCGCGATTCATGCGTGATGCAAGGTCAGCACCATAAGAGCAGGAGATGATGCTGGTGTCTGGATCCCTCCCGAAGATGTATGCAGGCAGCCGGCGACTGACAAGCTCGGATTTCCCGTGCCTGGGCGGCATGAAGACCATCAGCCGCTTGATCTCTCCTGATACGAACCGGTCGAGGTACCTGCACAGGGCATCGTGGTGCCAGTTGGTCTGGTAATCGGGTTTCGTGTACCGGGTGAACTCGAGCAACCCCGCTCGGGCACTCCTCCTTCGCAGCATCTCCTCGGCAGCTTCATAAGGCAGGATGGGAGTAGGTGTTGCGGCGGCGGCTTCGGTCATTTCTGGGCGACTATCCTTGCAAGTTCGTCATCAGTCAGATCCTCGGCTTTCACGACCCGGATCGGGCCGCCGTTCGGGCCGCTGTGTTCCAGCTTGTTCACGTTCCTCCAGTCCTCTTTCCTGCGGTTGCAGAGCCAGAAGATCTGGGCAGTGACATCGCCGGCCACATGCTTCTTGCCGTTCTTGATGGTGTCGCCTTTCTCCGGGTCGTGAGTGGTCTCGGTGAAGTCGTAGTCATACCCGAGCGCCCGTTTGTACAGGGCCTGCTCGACACCTGCATCAGCGACATCCTTGCCGCTTTTTATGGCGCTCAGGAAGTCCTCATGGAGTTTTGTCCAGCTGAATAGCGTACCGGTTGAGATTCTAAGCCCGGCGGCGATCTCCTTGTTGGTCTTGCCCCGGATTGCCAGCATCCATCCCATGAGCGGGTGCACGTCCGGGTCATACTTGGTGGGGCGGCCCATCTCCGCAGCGGCCTTTGCCGGTCCGGCCTTCTTTTTTGCCTTCTTGCCTTTCGCCGGTCTCTTTTTCGCGACGGCCATCCTCACGGCACCCCCGCTGCTGCCAGGTGTTCAGCCCACTGCCGGAGCACTATCAGGAACGCCGCTATTGCTACCGCTGCTGCACAGGTCAGGATGATGAGAGTCTTGTCGCGCCGGGAGATCATCCGGTCACCAGAACGACCAGCAGGACGAACGTGCAGGCCCCGAGCGCCAGCTGCACGACCGCTATCTTCTCCAGCAGCGAGAGCCCGCTCCAGGTGTCGGGCCGGAGGATGTGCCGGAGCCGGACCGTTGCGGGTTCTTCTGCGATTTCGTGTTTCATTGAGAGCCACGGGCCGGAGTTGAACCGGCATTTACTGCACCCCATATGTGACAGAGTGTGTGTGGGTGCAGGCATTCCCCGAATGCTTCAGCGGCTGGAATCTACGTTTTTCTACGTTTCTGGGGGTCCCCTTGCGGGGTCCCTGCCTCAAGAGGAGAGGTTTTATCGGTCAATTATCTCACTTGGAGCATGATGGAAGATCGTCTGTACCTGGTGCGGTTTGCATTATGGCTCATTACAGGACTTTATTGCTCCTCTCTCATCTGACAGGGTGACGGCGGCCATCCGGAACGACGAACCGGTAAGGGTAGCATAGCCGCCTTCGTTGGAGTGATGATCCCCGGATGCAGCGGGAGATGGAGCGTGCCCGCTACACGCAGGGAGATGGGCCGGGGCGGATGGTTTGAACCGCGTCATTTTTGCCTCATCAGAGCCCGGCCCGTAGTGTTCATCAGGAGATACCTACCATCGCAAGGATGGTCTTTGCGGCGGTCGGAAGGAAGACCCCGCCGGCAGTGAGTGCCGCTGCGATGGTCGCCAGCACCCGCGGGTTGCTCAGGATGCCCGTGAAGGTCGTGCTGGCAGCTTCCGCGACGTTGGTCTTCTTGGTCAGCCGGCCTATGGCGATATGGTCCACCCAATACTGGTTTTCATGGAGCCAGAACTTCGGGCAGGGGGGCACATCGGCAGAGGATTCGACATCGTTGATGCCGATTGCCAGCGCACTGAGGGAACAGTGCCGTTCTGCCCAGGTGGAGTAGGTGCCGCCGTATCCGGTGAGTTTCGCGGTGATCTTCGAGAGTGGGTCGTCGCATTCCACATCTCCCTGGCCTTTGTCAGGATCGACAGCCAGCGGGCCGAACAGGGCGGGGTATTTCCGGACGAACTTCATCTCGACCGTGTACCCGTCCGGCTCTATCCAGTATTCCACGCCGCCGATGGTCTTGATCTCGCCGGGGTTAACCACGGAGCCAGCCCCGGATGAAGTAGCAGACCCGGCGATATAGTTCACGGGCCCGGTCGATGATGCTGCGGGCTCCTGGGCTGCCGAGGGGATCGGGGGCGAGCATGCCGTCACGCCCCCTTCACAAAAGGGAGTTTTTCATACGTCGCCTCGAACTCCCCCTTGGACATGGTGGTCAATTTGCCGAATGCGTAGAAGGCGTACGATGAGCCGTCGGGAGAGACCAGCGCCTCGAAGGGTTCCGGGACCTTGATCCTGAACTGGGGCATGGGCGGTCAGTCCTCGGTCGGGAGGTCGTAGGGCGGGAGGCTCGATGAGAAGATCTCGAACTCGAACTCCTTGGTGATTCCACCGGCTTCGGGCGAGAAGTCCCTGGGCGGGATGATCTGCGTGACCGAGTACCCTTCATAGGTGATTTCGGTCTCCATCGGCACGGTCATCTCCGACACAGTGACCTCGTCCTTGTACCCGGTGATGAAGGGTATACCGGTACATGGGTTCGTTCCATAGACCGGAACCTTTGTTGTGGTCGTGGTCTGCACTTTCTTTGTAGCACCATCGACCGGGACGACAATGGTCATGTTCATCTGCGTGAGCGGGGCTACACGAGGAGCGACGCTGATCTTGACCTTGTGCTTGCCGAGAGCGGCATACTCCTTTTCACCGTAGATGTTCGCGTTCGGCGCCTTGAACGTCCCGAGCCAGAACCCCGTCTTTCCGGTGTCGTTGGTCACGAAGGACATCGGGCGCGATGAGTGCGGGTCCTGCATCGTGTACCCATCGAAGTCGAGGTCGATGATAACGGTCTTCGCGGGGTTCTGTCCCGCATATGCCCCGGTCATCTGGAGACCATAGAGCATGTTCGTCAGCTGGAAGATATCCCGCCGAATCTTGATCAGAGGGGTGATGTCTCCCCCGGCGCCGGACAGTCCTGCTTTGAACAGTCCGACTGGAATTGCTACTTGAGGTTGTGTCATGACAAATTACATCCTCCCGGACCTGCCGGGATTATATGCAAAAGAGAATCGCTGGCGAGCGGGGATAAGCAGGGCGAACCTGCATGAACTGCTAGAACTGCATGAACTGCTTAAACCAATGAAAAGAAGGATATTATTTTTGGTAACCCAAGAATTAGGAGAATGAATACTGCAACGATGATGGCAACCAAAGCGATTTTATCCCAATTTTTATGATCCGTTTCTGGTTGTTTTCCCCTCTTTAGATCTCGAATAAGCTTGTGATATTGTTCCTTATTGGTTAAACAACAATATTCCGTTTTGTTATCCATTTTGGGTATCAAACTGTCTTTAAGGGATATTGCATCATCGAGGTTAAGAGCACATTCACAATATAAAATTTTGATATACTCTCCGATGATGTCTTCGTTATATTTTAGTGCCATACAACGCCACAGAATCATCGCAATTATTACAATAATGCAAAAAAAGATGATTGTATCAGACGTCCATTTGTCCCTAAATAGTTCGACGGCAGCAAACCCTAAGAATCCCCATACGCCTGCATCGAGCAACCGGATATAACCTGCCAATTCAAGAGATCTCTGATTTCGGAATTCGTATGCAACCCTGGTATTTTCAAGAGTGTCGTTTTGAGTTTGGTATATTCCGTGAGTTGTTGGATGGAGGTGATCTAGTTGATCAAAAACTTTTTTTAAACAGGAAAAAATCTCATCTTTCTGTTCTGATTGATTCAGGGTATCCATGTTTTTAAAATCGCCCCTGAAATAGAACCCGAATGCGACAAAAATGGCTGCGAGAGCAAGATCCGAACCGAGAATCATTTCAACTGAGATCTGATTAATTACGGCTAAATAAACCGTAAAAACTAAAGCAATACCGAGAAGAAGAATGGCGATTATAAAACAATGACGTGCATATTTATTGTAATTGGTTTGAGGGGGTTTCCCTTCCGAGTCTTTATCCATGCATTTCAATATCACCTTTATTTAAATTAAGATATCTTCTCGTTTTTAAACCACTTCTGCATTAACAGGCAGGTCTTACAGGTCCGGCTATCGTCCGGGTTCCAATGCTCCATATCCAGCCGGGCATTGAGGCCCTCATCGAACTGTTTCATCCTACCACAGAGACTCTCGCACTTGCCGGTATCGGTACGCCTGACGAAGAAGTGGACGCGATCTCCGCGCCGGTTGGTACCCCAACGGCCCGGGGAGACTTCGCTTCGTATCGCTTCTTCGCTCAATTCACCACCCTCCGGAGCTGCCATTCCGTTGCCGGCTTGTCCTCCGTCCCGTTGCTGTCCAACAGCAGGGCCGTCCGCTCCGGGTCTTTCGCGAAGGCTTCCTCCACGGTGATCACGACCAGCGGGAAGTTCCGGATCGGGACCGGGCCGAGCGGGACGCTCTCCTCCCTTGCGGGGTCCGGCCTGGAGAAATCGAAGAGGGTCTTCATGGGTCCTCCATGGCCTTGTCCGTTGCCAGCCGTCCGATGCATTCCAGGCACAGGCCGTCCGTCTCGGGCCGGGTGCGGTTCCACTTCTCCTGGACCGCGGGATCCCGCTCGTAGGGTTTCCGGCATTCCTTGCAGATGTGGCGGGTCATGGTTTTCTCCATGTGATCTTGATATCGAGGCAGTTTTTCCTCCGGCGGTACTCTTCGGATCCAAGACAGACGACGCTCTGATTTTCGATCTCGACGTTGCGGCATTCTGCACAATACTCGAGGAAATCATCAACGTTTTCGTCCTCGTCAGCGGCGATATAGAGTTGTGCCTCTTTCGGGATGTCGTCCTTCATTTGCAGCTCCCGGCCCGGACGAACTTCGGAATCATGCCGATGGCGTGCATGCATTCTTCCGTGGTATGCCGGCCGATGCACTTGTAGTACGTGAGACCGTTGATCTCGACAGCGGCTCCTTTCTGGAGGGCCTCGGCCCTGGGAAGGTGCGGGAGCTGGCAGCCGCAGACGACGCAGCGGGGCTGGAGTTCATGGCTCAAGCACTCACCTCCTTGCGCAGCGGCCACGCGAGATCTCGGACATTGACGAAGGTGCTCTGCCCTGGCCAGCTGATGCCGGTCATCGAGTCCTTGAAGAAGACATCAGCGCCCGCCTCATGGGCTGCAAGGACAACGGCCCGGATCGATCCCGGTGAGGGGACGACCGTCGGGTTGGTCTGTGCCCCGACAATGACCTGCTTGATATCGTCGAAGTTGACCGCTTCAAAATTTAGAAGGAGTGGCTCCATCGAGACGAAGAGATTCACCGATGGGATTTTCCGGAGTGCGGCAACTGGATCCCATTGGCCCATCCTGGCGTAATCGCGATCTCCAGCGGATACTCCGAACCACCAGTTGTCGATATCGTGGATAACTCCGGGGTGTTGGTCGAACCACTGCTCCAGCGCCTTCTTCATTCCCATGGGATTTTTCGTCAGGAAAATGTAGGTATGCCTGGGAGCTGCAAGGCAGGCATCGAAAACCTGATGCTGCCATTCGAACGGTACCCAATCGCCGAACAGGTCCGACATTGAGCAGACAAAGATGGTGTATCCTTTTGCCATAGATTCCGGGCAGGTCCACCTAGTACCGAGCTTGCGGGGATCCTTCAGCCGTTCCGGGTGGAACATCGGCTCGAATCCCTGCGGCCATGCCTTGCTGCCTTTGAACCGCTCTGCGATCTTCCTGGCGTAACAATACGGGCAGCCGTGCTTGCAGCCGGTGACCGGGTTCCAGGTGTAATCGCACCATTCGATCGCGGTCTTGTTCATGGAAGGCCCCCTCGCTCTTCCCTTGTCATTCCGGATCCGATCTCTGCATTCACGTCGCGGGCGATCGCGTCGATGGTTTCCTGTTGGCGGTGGAGCCGCTCGCGGGTAGCCATCAGAAGGATCCCGAGCATATTGCGGCCGTTGCCTTTCTTGCCGATTCCCCAGAAGGCGTCCGTGTTTGATGCCTCGGTCAACATCGCAGGCCACGTTTTCAGGAGTTTCTGTCCGAGCTCGTAATCCATAAATTTCTTGTCAATAATCCGGGCCATTCTCGGGACTTTCTTGTCGCTCCATCCTGGAGTGATATCAAAGACAAATAGGGCGTGTGCAGCTGCCGCACAGAGGTGAGGTTTTGGGGCGGACACGATCCACTCGGCGACGGCCGGGTCCTTGGGTTTGCCATACTGATAGGCTTCTTCAGCACATCGGAATGTCCTGCCCTCGAACTCGATCGGACATTTGTAAAGATTTGAGAGATAGCCGTATTCTCCTGATGCCCGGTAAAATTGGATTTCGTCTGTGACCTTCATGCCGCCTCCTGCTCGATCCTGGGCGCGAGCATATACGAGCATTCCATTCCGTCGAGGTCGAAGTCGAACCGGATCGGGTGCTCGTGACCGACATAGACGTTGATGGTGCCGGCCTCTTTCATGACCTTGGCGATGTCCCGCATGTAATCCAGGGAGAACAGGGAGGCTACGGTACCGGTGCCGCCTTCCGCGGAGTTCTTGCTGCCGTCTTTACCCTGGATCTCTTTCACGAGGCGGTCCGTATCGCCTTCGCTGTCGAGCGTCAGGAGGCCGACTCCCTTGGCGGTGAACCGGACCTTGTCGCCAATCACGCTCATGGCCTTGATGGATTCATGGAATTCTTTTGAATCGATGACGACCGTGGCGGGCAGGGTGATATTCGGCGGGTTCGGCCGTTTCCTTACGACCCTCGGGTCGAGCGGGACGTGGGTATACGTGTACCGGCCATCTGCGAAGACGATCTTCCCGCTGGTCTTCACCAGGTCGATCGTTATCGGGCCATCCTGGAGGAGGTCGATCGCGGTTTTCCACTTGGTGACGTCCATGCCGATCTCGGTCTTCTCCTCACGGAATTCCTCAAACGATTCTTTCGGCAGGTTGACCTGGACCATGGCAACATTGGCGGTGTCGACCGCGAGCGTGCTGATACCTTCCGGCGTGACGATCAGCCTGCATTCCGGGACCAGGGCCCTGCAGATGTTGCAGAACGTCGCGATCCGTTTCTGTTCGATTTTCATGCGGTTTCACTCTCCTTTTTCGACTTCTTGCTCGCGCTTTTCTTCTTCGGGGGGTCATTCGGGCATGCCTGCATCTCTCGAAGTTTCTGACCGGTCACACCGCAGCGGCCCTGAGGGTAGTTCTTCTCCTTCCCGTGGTCCTCCGGTACGATCTTCCTTTCCGGGCAGTTGTCCGGGCATCGGTTCAGGGAGGGGCATCTCCCTCCGCAGTTCGGTTTCTCGGGCTGGCTTTCCTGTTTCTCAATCTTCACGAATTTCAGTGGCCGTTCCCGCAGGATTTGACGGACCCGGCGCGGGTTCTGCATCGGGCACAGGGCCAGATCGTCGAATGGGTTTTTACTGAACGGGCAGTCCTTGTCCCCGATACCGCAGCGGATCACTCCGTCGGGGCATGGGTTGCACTGGCACTCTCCTTCCGAGGGGATGTGTGCCGAGAGGCGTGCCAGGGCCCGTGCTGCGTTCTCAATCTGGCTTTTCTGGGCCTCTGGGCCTCCCTGCAGGATTCCGGTGGGGCAGCTCTCCATCCGAAGGTACCCCTGATCGGTGAATCCGCAGGATGATTTCTCCTTAACCTTGTAGGGGCACTTGTCCGGGCAGGTCCCGAGCGATGGCGACAGGCCCTTGCCGTCACAATAGACAGTCGTGACCTGTTCCTCCGGCTTCTTGCCGGCATACAAGTCCCCCGGGATGTCGGTCCAGTGCTCGCACTGGGTGGCCGCCGTCTCGTCCATCAGGACCTTGGCGCTCTTGGTGCCACCCTTGAACAGCAGCTCTCCGAGCCGGGGGCAGCTCTCGTGAAAGGTCTTGCGCCCCTTGTGATGCCCGCAGGACCTGCATCGGTGCTGGACGTAATCCTGCGGGCCGCCTCCGGTGCCGTGGTCCCTCTCTTTCTGCGCTTCCTGGATGGCCTTCACGGTATCCAGGCAGCCGGCACGCGGGTCGTGGGTGCTGCAGTCGTCAGTGGCTTCGCAGTCAAGGCAGGCCGAGAACTTCTCCAGGGCCTCGCTGGCTTCCTTCGATGCCTTCCGGGTTTTCACCACTTTGCAGATCTCGATCGATGCCTGCTTGCTCGTGTCCTTCTGCTCCGGTACCGTCTCCCGCTGGCACTCTGCAGCCGTGGCCTCGATGCCGAATGCCCGCAGGTCTACCGGCTGCTGCTGGAGCTCGCGGACCGCGATCGCGTGGGTCTTCGGGTCGATCTCAGTGCCGATCCACTCCATGCCGAGCAGGTTGGCGGCCTTGAGCGTCGTGCCGGTGCCCGCATAGGGGTCAAGCAGTATCTCGCCCGGGTCCATAAACCGGCTGATGATGCCGATAACATCGTGGATGCTCTGCTGCCATGGGTGGAATTTCTTCTGCCTGCGGCCCCGGACAACATCAGCAAAGCATCGGCGGGAACCTTTCAGCGGCTCGTCTTCATGGGCCTTCTGGAATACGAGAATCGGTTTGTGCAGACAGATCGCGTTCCGCTGGTGGTTTTTCGCGGTTGATTGCCCTTCGTTCAGCGATTCGATAATCCAGAAGTATTGGAGCTTGCCCCCGTGTCTCCAGGTGCCGGTGTACCTGAGCATGTCCATGATCTCGTCCAGGTGCGTCTGCGGGGCATACGTGATCAGGAACCCGTTCGGCTTGAGCACCCGCAGGGCCAGCTCCGCAAGGTTCGCGTAAGCCTCTTGGTACTGGTCCTTAACGTAGGCAGGATCTGTGAAGATGAGGTCTATCGAATCGGCCGGGATCTCCTTGCCGATAATTTTCATATCTCCCTGGTGAACCTGCCCGAGCTGCAGCGATGTTACCCAGGCCCGCCTGCCTTTTGTGGCCTGCTCCTCCTTGCACCACGCGCAGGCGTGCTCGGGGACGGGGGTTTTGTTGCGGGTCCGGCAGGCTTCGCAGATAGGGTCCTCGGGCTCCTTCTTCTTCCGCTTTTCGGCGGGGGCCTTCGCCTTCTTTTCGGTATTCTTTGCCGGCTCCGTCGTGGGTTTTTGCGGGGGCTCGATCGCGGGGGTGTCCATAGCCGGCAGCAGCTTCGCGGGGATCCTTCAGAGAGGGCACTCCTTGAGGTCCTTGAACGGCAACAGGATCACCGGGCAGTCGGTGCCGCCTTTGCATCTGCCGATACCGTCCGGGCATTGCCGCAGGTGGCAGGTCCGCAGGATCTCGCTCGCTTCTGTCTTCTGGAATGTGCGGACCGTGGGCTCAAGGACCCGCTTGAGGTAGTTCTCCTGATCATCGTTTCCGAGCACGTTGCACGGGCATACGCCCCATGCGTTGTATGTTTCCCCGGTGAAGGCACAGATCGCCCCTTTCTCGATCTTGTACGGGCATTCCTTCGGGCAGTTTCGCACACCCGGGCGAGGGGAGGGATACTTGACATTCAATTGCCCGCTCATCCTCCTGATGAACTTGTCCGGCGGGGCCTCCTTGATACATTGCGGCATCGCACCAGGCATCCCTCCGATGACCTGGCAGAACTCTGGAGAGTCCGGGTGTTTCGGATCTTTTTGCAGTTCTATGCATTTCCGTTCCCTGCAGACCTTCACACCGAACTTTTGCGGCTCGCTCATCGCCGTACCCCCTTTACTACCTTGAGCGTGAGGTCCGGGTATCGGTACTCCAGCAGCTTCTTCTTCAGCGGGAAGGTGTCGTTAGGGTGTCCTTTCACGTCCACAACCTCGACCCGCCCGTCTGCGTAGGTCACGCGGAAGTCTGCGGAGTAGGTGATCGCCTTGACCACGGGCATCTTCTGGCCGCACGCCCGGCAGACCTTGATCTTCTCGCACTCGTAGCCGGTATAGAGCCGCCCGCAGCACCTCCGATAAGATGGTGTGAGCTCAAACTTCGGATGGGGCTCGATCTTCGTGACTTCGCCCGCCCTCATCAAGGTCTGAAGCTGGAGATAGTACCGGGCCTCTGTGTGCGAATCGAACGTGATGCCGTCGATCACTGTCTTCTTGTTGTGGAATTTCGAGGCGGTCATGATGGCACGGCCTCCCGTTTCAGGAAATGGTCGCACCCTTCCGCGGTCTTCGGTGACCTGGAGCAGACGTAGAGCCTGCCGTCCCGCTGGCATCGCTGCTGGCCGATGCTGTGGGCGCACGGGTGGCGGGGTTTCAGGCGGGTTTTCCGGCCCGGGTCCTTGATGCCCACGCACCACCGGCACTTCTCCGCATCGCGTTTCATGTAGTGCTGCCGGCAGACCGGGCAGATCACGCGGTCGCCTTTCCGGTACTCCTGGTGGCACCGCATACAGCAGGCCGTGAAGTTCGCGGGGTCGAAGTATTCCTCGCGGCTGTAGTAGCTGCTTTTCTTGTCGTGGTGGACGAGCGTTGCCTTTTTGCCGCAGTAGGCGCAGGTCCGGTTCTGTTTCAGGAACATCTCCGAGCGTTCGCGGTATTCCGAGTCCTGCCACCATTTCTCGGTCTTGCACTTGTGGTTCTCCGCGGCGATGGTTGCCGGGCAGGTGCAGTGATGCGTTGCTGCTTCACTCATGCCAGCACCTCGACCTTTTCGCCCGTGAACCGCCAGAGCCCTTTGCCCTCGCACACCACCCCTGAGGTGAACCGGAGGACGTTGCCGATCCCGTTGGTGACGTGGTTCGTGCGTTTCGCCAGGTCCTGCGCTTTGAAGTACTGGTGGCCTCCTTGCTGGACTTTCAGGAGCTCTTCCTGGACCTTCTGGTTCTTGCTGTTCCGGTGCCGGGCCCCGCGGGTTACGTCCAGCGGGATCATGCGTCCCACCCGCCGATGCCGAGCCATATCAGGTACGTGATCAGGACACTGCCACCGAGCGCGACCATGGCCGCTTTGATGTAGATGTCCGGGATCATGCCGGCACCTCTTCGCCCGGGAGCACGATGGCCGATACTATCGGGAATATGTCTTTCCATTGCAGATCTAGCCGGCACGCAAAGGACACTTCATCGGTGATCTCCTTGCGGTGGTGGGAGAAGTTCAGGCCGCGGGTATCGCGGAGCCATTCGGGTTTGAATCCCAGCCGGACAACAGCGTCCCGGGTTTCCAGTTCGATGAGTGCCTTCCGTTCCTCTGCCTGCCGTGCCATGGTGGTCTTCAGGTCCTCTTCTTCCTGGATAAGCCGGCGCTGTTGGAAGAACCGCTGCTTTGCCATCTCGGTTGCGTGAGCGGCACGCTTGCGGAGGGAGATCTCCCTATCTTCCCCGGGTTGTGCCAGGACTTCTTCTTCTACGAGACGGAAGAACTCGGAGACGTGCTGCTCCCCGATCTCCTCTACAAAATAGCCATGGATCTTGCGGTCAAGGTAGACGCTGGTACGCTTGAGAAGTTCCGACATTTAAGAACCCCCCGCCCCTGATTTCTCATGGAGCCGGTTCTCTTCTTCTTCTTCTTCTTCTTCTTCTAAGCGTACCGTACCGGTAGCATAACATAACATAACATAACTTGGAGGAGAGTTCGGGTTTGAGGGGCAGTTTTGGATATTTTCCGTTTCCACAGGATATGATGGGGTGCCCCCGGCAGCATCAGCAAATATCTTTTGCACCCCGGCGGAGAGCTCTTCCATGGTGACGGTCATGGCACCCGCCCCCCGGCATCGTCTACGAGACCCTCGAATATCTCCAGGTCCGTGTCCCCGAGCTCGCCTGACTTCCGGATGCTCTCCCATATCCCCTGCTGTGCCTTGGTGAGGTACCCGCGGACCACGGACGTGATCGCCGCTTCCGCCTGCTCTCTGCTGAGCTGGACGGGCATCACCTTGTATGGCGCACTCTTGATCAGGCGTCCTCCTGTAGCCGGGTCGATCTCGCTCGCAGGGTGGAACGCTCCTGCTTTGTCAGCTGGAAAGGGGCAGCGGTTGCCCGGGAGCTGGTTGATAGGCACACCGAGCACATCGCAGACCCGCCCGCGGATGCCATCGGCCTTGCACTTCGGGCAGGGTTTCCCCGCGAGGCACGGGGGTTGTGCGGTCGTTGCTGCAGGATTGTATTTCTCCTTCAGCTCCGCCGCGACGGGTGCCGGGGGTGCCGGCTGGTTCGCTGCAGCTTCCCGCACCTCTGCCGCCCGGACACGATCACCGAGCGACTGGATCGGGTTTTCAGATTGTGGTTCTTTTGCGATTTCGGGCGCGGGTTGGGCTGGAATCTTGGAAATTTCCAACTTTTCCGAACGCGCGTTCATAGAACAGGATTTTCCCGCCGATTCCAACAGGTTCTTGATGTGCTGCCGGAGGTCGCCTTCTGTGATCTTTTCCTTGCGTTTCAGGCACAATGCGACATAGTTCAGGGCTTCGGTGCGGGTTCCATCGTCCTTGGTTGCGATGAGCGGGCGAGCTGCCCCCACCGTGAAGTGGGCGAAGATGAAATCTTTTTCAATTCCGGTCTTTTCGATCTTCCCTACAAACTCCAGGTATGCTTTCACGCGGGAGATCTCGGTCGGGTCCATCCCGCAGAAGTTGCCCTCCTGCTCGAACTTGTGCCAAAAAGATACGCATCTGCTCATGCACTCACCTTTGGCCCATCGGCATCCTTGATTATCCAAAGCCCTGCATCGATGAACTTCCGACCGAGCCCGGGCAAACCCATAAATTCCTCATACGCTGCGATTTCATGGCGGGTTACCGGAAAGGGTTCATGCGCAGGGTCTGTGTTTGTAATCGGCGATTCGCGCCTCTTATAATGGAACTCCCTATGACAGAGTGTACAAAGAACCTCTAGGTTGTTCAGATCGTCGTTCTGGTGGTTTCCGTCGATATGATGGATCTCTAATGAGTGGGGGGCACACACCCTCCCGCATTTTGAGCACGTTTTTTTCGAGATCGTTATCTTTTTTCTCATCACGCGGTCACCTCCTGCTTTTTCATTGCCTGGTGTCGGTTCCGGAAATATTGCAGCCTGAGCTCCCGGACCCCGGGCCGCTGTTCGTATCCCTCTTGATACTTCAGCCGCGCTTCCCGGTTCTGCTGATAGTATTTCCTGAAATATTCCGCACGCCGTGCATAGTACTCTTCACCCGTTTCGTCCTGCCGTTTCGTCATACCGCACCTCTCGCCGCTTCCCTGCGGTCTGCCAGCAGGTTCCAGCACACCCGGGCCGGTACATCGCCGTGATGCTTCCGGATGAGCTCCTGCATGATGGCAGCCTGCGTTTTCCGTTCAATCTTCGATTCTTCCAGCAGCGTGTTCAGCAGCTCCGAGACTGCCGGCCTCGGTGCCGGTGTGCAGAGCCTGCGCTGCCGTGCCTTCCATGATCTCCGACCCATCACCATCACGCCCTCGCCAGGGTCTCGCACGGTTCGCGGACCAGCCCGGATGCCGTGAGGATTGATTCCCGCCAGCGGATCCGGATCTCGATGTGCTTGTTCACGGTCGGGTAATCGTACTCCTCGCCGTGCAGCTCGCCCTTATCTGTCAGCCGCCAGAGCCCGTCCGGGCCGCGGTACTGGAACCGGTGCCACTCCAGGAAGTTGTTGACCTCCCGGGCAGTGTGGCCGCACCGGGTGCCGATCTGCGTAGGATTGAGCCAGGTGCCCGCCTCTCCGTGCATCAATGAAGGGGTGAGGGCATCGGCGTATTCCTTGAGCCCGCATTTCCGCAGTGCTGCAGCCTGCATGGTCCGGAGGTCCGTGCCGGTCAGCTCGGCAATGGTCCGGGCCCGGTCGAGTTCGGTATCAAGCGTGTTGACCGCTGGCTGGACCTGGACGATCTCTTTTTTCCTGTACCGCTGGATGAGCTCGGGGACCCAACGCTGGAAGCGAAGGATTGCCATCGCCACTTCCCGATCTTTGAGGCGGTCGGTGTTGATAGCTCCAAGGATCAAGTACATCCCCCGCTCGTTCACCGACTTGTGCCAGGATTCATCCTCCGTCGGTGTTGACGTTACGTGAACGTCGGAAACGTGGCCGGTGAATTTCCCCGATTGCCTGGTAAGGATCTGATAGAGGGTGTTGACTTTTACGCCCCATGCGTCTGCGAGATCCTTGATCGGGAACCAGGGTTCGCCCCCATCTTCGATCACACGGATCTCTTTCCCTTCAAACAGGGTTGCGAGCGCCTGGCTCACGCTGGCACCTCCGGAACCACCATCACGATATGCGGAGCCAGCCAGGTAGAGGATGCCCCGAAGTCAACGAACACCTCACCGGAGTTCGGGCTGACCTTGACGATCTTCCCTTCCTTGCCAAAGAACGGGGACGCCTTCGGGCCGTTGTGCTTGATGCGCTGACCGGCTCGGAGCTCGCCGTTCTTCACGGCCACGAGCTCGCGGATCTTGCCGCGGGCTGCACTTGCCGGCAGTGATCCGTCTTTGCAGCGTGCCGGCTCGCCCTCGCGGGTAATCGGCTCATGCGGGGGATTGGCGGTCTTTTTTATAACCTCATCGAACAAAGGCTCGCTGCTCTTCTCCACCACTTTTGGGGGAGTGGTTGCCAGCGGTGGCCGGCCCATCTTCTTTGCGTGCCTCCCCACCAGCTTTGTTTTTCCCTCCATCGCAAGCGCCTGCTCGTATTTGATGCCCTTGGTCTTGCACCGGGCCCACAACCGCTGATACTGATTTTTGTCAGTGGTATAGAGCAGGGCAGGGATGCCGAACGAGTTCCCCTTTCCGCTGCCGGGTGCCGGGCCGGGCTTGCCTTTCACGGTGGCTTTCGGCCTCTTGGCCGGCTCCGGTGTCGGCGGGGGGCTGCACCGCTCACACCCGGCAACATCCCGGAGATCGTGGTCGCAATCCTCGCAGCCGGTGTGTCCGGGCAGCGGGTCCGGTACCTGCTTCTGTGCTGGAGTTGCCCGGGCGATCCCCTTCCTCACGTGCTTTTCGGCAACGCTGGCAGCAACCCTGCCAACGGCCTGCCCAACGGTTACGCCTGTGAATACGAGCGCCGCTTCTTCCGGTGTTGCGTCGGTGATGTGGATATCGATCTTCATGGCTCGCTCCCAATCGGAAAATGCTTGAGTAGTAGATCCCGAAGCGCGATCAGTTCGCGGGGGTTCATCCGCAGGGTCGTTCCAACAACCCCATTTTTCGGGTTTGAAAAATCGATATCGGCATACCCGGGCTGAACGTTTATTTTTATAGAGGGGGTCATGTCCGTCATGCTCCCTGCACCTCCATCAGGAACCGGCAGCCCGCTTTATCCGGGAAAAGGGAGAGCTGCACCCCGCACCCCTCACAGGCAAACGTGAGGCCGGTCTCCAGGCACGGGTTGGTCAGGTGCGAGAAAACGGAATGCCCGCAGACCGGGCACCGGAGATCGTAGGGGTCGTGCATGCAGGTGATCTTGATGGTGCCGATGCCGGAGCCGTCAACGTTCTCGCCGTCAAAAATGATATCGGCAGGCATCTCACGGCACCCCCGCTTTCATCAGGGTGTCGGTATCCTTGATCGCCCGGGCAATGATGAGATCCATTGCGGTATCGAAGTCCATGCTGTCCGGTGTCGTGGTGATAGCGAACACATCCGCACAGGCTTTGAGGGTGGATTGAAGGACAATAAGGCGGTCTCTTGGGGAGAACAGATCGCGCTCGGTAAACTTCTGGGGATCGGGGGTACGCATTTGCGTAAGTGCGGGGGCTGTCTCGGGGGACGTGCAAGTTTCCTTTGGCAGCTCCGACGCCCTCGTAAATGGGGGCACCGTTTTCCCGTCCGGCGTCTTGATCTCGCCGTTAGTCGGATCGGATATTTCAGACGCCCATTCCGGACGCTGGATGACCTGATACCCCGGCAGGATGAACTTCTTATCATCCAGGTGAAACGATAACCAGACATCCGGGTGATTCTCCGGGGGTAACAGGAACCCTTTGCTGGTGAACTCATTGGCAATGGACCCGAGGATCGCATAGGTCTTGGTGCCGCCGCCTTTCACAGTGAACGTTGCCGAGCCGGACGTGTACCCGGTCAGCTTGCCAACCGTGCCGCCCGGCACGGCCTGCTGTTTACCTTCGCAATCGTGCCGGGAACCGTCCGGGTTTTTCGGGGGGAAGAATCCGCCAGTTGGTTTCTTCTCCCAGATCACGTCTGCCCCGCACTTCTTGCATTTACTCATAGGCATCCCTCATCGCCTCGAACCGCTCTTCTGCGGCGGCTTGTGCCATTGTTTCCTCGCAATCCTCCGCATTCATCCTGCACTCTTCCGGGCAGTTGTCGCACTCTTCGCAGATATCCGGTTTCTCATCTTCCCGGGTATTCGCGGCATCGTGCATTGATACGCTGATGGCGGGCGGGTTCATTTCCGCACCACCGAATACGACAGGGTTTCTGATTCCTTCACGGATATGACGCCCTGCGCTGCTTCCAGGGCGGGCTTCTTAACCAGCTTGTCAATCAACGTCAGGTTGATCTTTTCCCCGACGTGCGCAAGCCGCCCGGCAATATCCTTCCGCTCGATATCGCAGGCCATCTCGAACTCTTCCGGGAAGACCTCGCGGAACCTGTCCACGTTCAGCGTGCGGGACTTCCGGACGGAGCGCTCAACATTGAGCTTGCAGGCCGAATCTTCCTCCACGTTGTTGGTGATAGCGTATTGCAGTGCCTCGTTACGCTCATCCCTTGCCCGTTGGAGGGCAGACTCCATCTTCGCGATGATGTTGTCCATCTCCCACACGCGGGTGAGCGGGTCCACGATCACAATCTGCGGCAGGGGTTCCGCCGCGAGGCTTGCCTGTTCTGCACGGGCGTCCATTACTGCACCCCCGGGCGGGCCCTGAGCTCTGCCACCAACGCGAGGGCTGCATTGGCAGCGTCCGCGTCAATGATCTTCCCGCAGGCCCCCTTGCCAGCATGGTCTTCCGGCTGGCACATGCAGCGATCTCCGCACACCGCCTTGTTGCCCTTCACGGCAACGGGCTGCTGCCGGTATTCCCGGTGCATGAACATCTGCCCGTTCTCGTCCGTGGAATACATCACCGCGAACCACCGGCCACGGTTGTCTATCGGCTCGCACGGTCCGTTGTGCAGGCACAGGTACCCGTTCTGCGAGATGCACCCAGCGTTCTGATGGGGGCATACCTTGATTTGTTCTTGTTCCGATACCTGATCGGCAGTTCCCGCGCTTACCACGGCTGACGGGCTGCCATTAATTCCGGTTTTTGGTATTGCTTTCATGTTTGCTCACACCTTTTTGTTCTACGATTACGATCCTCCCCGCTTCAACCGCGAAGTCCACGATGCCCCCGCGTTCGGCACGGAGCTGGTCCACGATCTGCCGGGGCAGGGCCACGGCCTCGGTCATCAGGTATCCCTCTGGCTGTTGTAGCACCGCTCTTCCCACTTGCAGTCAGACGGGGGTTTTGTCCGTCCTACACAGACCCGATACCCATAACACCCGAAGCAGGCGGGTTTGTCCTCTTCCCGAAGTTCGCTCATGCAGTCCTCCAGAGCCCGTGCCAGAAGTGGCGCAGCGCAACGATAGCGCAGCCTCCGACAACACCGGCACAGAACGCCATGAACACTTCCGCGCCGGTCATGCCTCAGCCACCTTTATCCCGTGGTGCAGACAACAACACTTGATACCGAGCCGGAACCGGTCGGCGTCGTTCTTCCCGACGTGTGCCCGCTTAAGGGCAACAAGCCCGGCCTCGGTGGCTGCGTCCGTCCTTAATGATCTCCTTCCTGTTTTCATTTTCATTCACTCCAACATTGTGGATATAATGTATGACAACCTCCGACATTATAAAGATTGTCATACATTATTTAGACAACGTGGTTTTGTCATACAAAAAAGATAAAGTATATCGTGTCGTAATTATGTGTTACAAAATAACCACACAAAAGGAGTGGAAGTGTGCAAAGATGGTGACGAAAAACAAGGACGAATATCTCTCAATCCGGGTGGACCCTGATATGAAAGGAGAAGCTGAGAACACTGGCGGATGACCTGAACTATGATAACGTGGCGGATCTGGTCCGTGACGCGATCCTGGAGAAGATAGATCCGAGTAAGAAAAAAGGGATCAGTTCCGAAGTGGTGAAAGATATGATCAGACAGGCACTCCGGGATGACCCGACGATACTGGATGGATCACTTGAACATATCGTTCTGAGAATTTCTTCACAGAGGACAGCTCAGCGATAACAATATTTATCATTTCTTCCTCTGACAAAACCTCTTTTAAAACCGTTTTGAAGTCCCGTTCAATGTCCAACGCTGCGCCTCACGGGAAAGGATGGTTCAACCCCCCCCCCGAGTATATATCATTACGTATCTTACCAATCTGTATAATGGTTTTGTATTTGGTGTGCGAAAGTGTGCCGGAATGTTCATTCCTGCGGTGAATGTTCATCGCAGAGATGAATTATAAAAAGGGGGTTCTGCTATCATCCCCCCTCTTTTACTTCCCGCTTCTTCTTCCGCGCATACTCTATCATCATGTCGGGATCCTCCAGGAGCTCACGGCCCAGCTTGATATACCGCATCGCCTCCGATGATAATGGCGTATTGCACCGGGCACAGGTATAGAACCCCTTCTGGTTCAGCAGACCGCAGCGGGGGCACTTGACCGGGTCCAGGGGCCGCTCTCCCGCGGGGACCTCGGCTTCCTGCAGGCCCGCCTTCTGCAGGATCTTTTTCTTGACATCGGCCCCGGAGAGGTGGATGTAGGTTGCAGGCATGTTGCTGGATTTGCTCCACCCGAACATGATCCGGAGTTCCATCTCGGTGAATCCCTCCCGGGCGCGGTCCGTGGCCCTGGCATGACGGAATGCATGGGGATGGACCCGCGTGGTGACACCGGCATTGCGCTGCAGGGTCTTGCACAGGTTCTGCACGGTCCGCTCGTTCAGCCTGCGGGCCCCGAACCCGTACCGGGAGTAGGTGATGAACAGCGGGGCCGCGGGATCCGCTTTCATGGGGTGAGCGTTGACCCATGCCTGGAGCTCCGGCACGCAGTCAATCAGCCAGAGTTCCCGCTCCCCGGTCTTACCGCCAACCTTCACGGACCCGCCGTACTGGTCGAATTTGACGGCCCCCACGTTCAGGGACAGGGCTTCATCGAGCCGGCAGCCGGTATCCCAAAGGAACTTGACCAGAGCCTTGTCGCGAACCGTGTCGCATGCATTGACCAAGCGCTCAATCTCCTCCCGGGTCAGTGGGTCCGGGAACTCGGTCTTCGGCTTCTGCATCTTCTCATCAGCGGGGAAGAACTCCTTTTCCTTTCCGGGGTCGAGGTACCGGAAGAAGATCCGCAGTTCGATCATATCGCCCTGCAGGGTCCGGGGAGCCACAGTTTTCCTGCGGTGGATGATATAGTCCTCCAGGTCCGCCTTGGTGACTGCCTTCGCGTCCTTGAACCGCAGGAACTTCAGCAGGTAGTAGACCCGCCAGGTCTTGTCCTGGATGCTGGACGGTTGCAGCTGCTTGAGCTCCTGCCGGCGGATATAAGCCGTGATTATTTTCCGGTTGGCCGGGTCGAGCTGCGGCAGATGTTTCAGGTACTCCTCAGACATGGTTTTTCTATATAGTTTTTCCTGTAAATAAACGCCATGACGCTGCGTAAGGTTCAGGGCCGCATGACGGAACATGGCATCAGGATCGTGCAAAATCATTCAAAAGAGCGAGGGTAGTCAAGCCAGGTCAACGACGCTAGCTTCAGGGGCTAGTCCCGCAGGGGTTCTTGGGTTCGAATCCCATCCCTCGCACTTGCCGTTTTTCAGGAATCTTTAATATCTCAGCACTATTATTCTGATGCTATCACATGGCAAACGGGAAACGGTTACTGTTCTTTGACCTGCTGCGGATACTGAGCGTGGCCCTGATAGTATTCTATCACCTCTCCATAGTCTATCGGTTGGCACCGTTCGACAAGCCCCTTCTTGCATTCAATATCATTTATCTCAACCCGGGCCTGATCGGTGTCACCCTCATGATCTTCGTCAGCGGGGCTGTCCTTGAATATTCCCGCCCGCGTCTTGAGTCCCTGGATGAGATTGCCGAGTTCTATGTCAAGCGGTTATTTCGGATTTATCCGGCGTTCTGGATGAGCATGATCTTCGGGCTTATCTGCTCCCCTTATCTTGTGAATCTTCCGGTATTCAATATCTTCCTGGAGTTCACCGGGTTCAATACCTGGAGCGGTACTATGGGGGGGCATATCAACCAGGTCGGGTGGTTTATCGGGTTGATCGTTGCACTCTATTTTTTATACCCGTTCCTTTCGTCGTCAATTAAGAAGTATCCCTATCAGATGCTCTGCATAATTGCATTTGTTGAAATATTCACAAGATATTTTGTTAACGTTTATTCTATTGGCGGAACGCCCGACCGATGGCTGCCGTTCTGCAATTTCCTAGAGTTCGGCCTCGGTATCTGGGTGGTTCAGCAGGGGTTTTATCCGAAATGGACGAGTGAGGGCACCACGATCCCATTCCTTGCCGAAATCTCGTTTTACGTGTTCCTGATACATTACCCCGGGAGTATGCTGGTCATCGCTCGGCAGTCGTTGCCAGTGTATTTTATCGCGGTCGGGTTGGTTTCGTGGTTGGTGATGCTTGGAGACCGAGAGATTCAACGGATCTTAAAAGATAGCAGGGGGCTGATCACCACGTTTTGATGTACCAGATGTGGGCGTCTGCGCTTGTTGGCGTGCGGATTGTGATTACGGTCCCGGCGGCCCACGTCGTCCCGAAATCAATGCTGATCGTATCCGTTCCCATTTCGTGGGTGTCCACCGTGAGGTATTTAGCCCCGCCCACCAGGATATCTATCGTCCCGTCATTCGCGTCTGATTGATACGTGGAGATGGCGATTGCCGAGAAATTCTTTGTCGTCGTAACAGTCCCAGTATCCCCAAGGTTACGAAGGAAAATATACGAATCCTCCCCGGTGCCGTGGTGTTCGCCGCCGGTGATACTTTCGCCGTACCAGATCTCTCCATAAGATAATGGGGGCTCTATTGGGATGATGTCCGGGTCAACGTAAAGATCCTCTGCGGACGTGATCGTGATCTGTTTGGCGGTGGTGCTGAACCTCCCGCCCTTGACCCCCCACAACGATATATAATGCACGGTGTTTCTCTCGATGAACGCCACACGTGCGTCTGTTGTGGATATCGGGAAAAGATGAGTCATCGCCCCGTCGCCCGGTGTGGCTGAATACCCGCTTGTACTGATATCAATCCGCACGTTGTCGTTATTCGCGCCGGGTTTCCACAAGAGGATATACCACGCGGGATCGACTTCATAAGTTATCGCCTGCGCATAGGTAGGCACATCGACCACCGATACATCTGTCCCTGCCGCCGGACCGCTCGTAAGGGGGATACAGACAACCCCGCCCCGCATGGTCTGCACGGATACCTTGGCACCAACCGGCACCGTTCCGGCCACGAGCGGGGTAGATGTACTATCCCTCCCCATCCCCGTATTGCCCGCTTCGGTTCTATAGGTGATAGTCCACCCGTCGGTCGCTGTCACCGTTGCGAGTTCTGTCTGCGGTTTCCGGTTTTCCAAACCTTCGGCGATCTGCTGGACTTTTGAGATTGAATCCTTATAGGTCATCCCGTATTTCCGAAGGATTGAGAAGGATGTGCTCAGCATGAACGTGATATGTGTCAGGTTCTTGGCGCACCCGTATTCGTGGGTGATTTTGGTGATCCGGTATGTGCCGTCCGGTACTTCTGTTCCCATCCCGGATATGGTGAGAAGCTGGTAGAGTTGCAGGTCTGCCCGTGCAACAAGCGTGCCGGACCATGAACAGGTGCGGGCGGAATACAGATTATACATATCGGTGGCGTATGCGGCGAGGTCCGTCTGAGTGCAGATATCTTTCGGTTCATCACGGAACTCCCGGTATGGCCCTTCTCCTGCATCATAGAAACTATTCGATCTGATCTCCTCGGGCAACCACGTCCCTTTCAGATCCTGGCACCTGACCTTAACCACATCCACTTGGAGTTCTCCATCCTGATCCAGCGTGATCGGCCCGGCGAAGTCGTCCGGCCCGGCAATAGTTGCCGCAGCCGGCAGGGCAAGGAGGGAATCAATAGAGGTTTGCTTGATGAAATACCCGGCTTGTGTGTAGATTCCCGTGCCGATACTTCGCGGCTTGACGTGCCACATGTAACTCATATACGCCGCGACCCGTTTGAGGGCGTCCCGCTTCTTCTCAAGGGAACTGAACATGAACGCAACCGCCGGGCAGTCTGCGGTATCCCAGTACCCGGCAGAAGACTCGATCTCGGTCGGCTCAATCCCGGCAACCCGCATCCAGTTATTCCCACCAAGGATCGACCGGACCCAGTCCTCCGGGCTCGTGGTGGCATAATACGGGGTATATGAGGTGTTTACGGAGCGCCCATCAGCATATGCAACATCAACACCCCCCACCTGTATTATCTCATCATCAACAAAGTTCCCTGTTGCCGGGTAGAGCCAAAGGATATGGGCGGCGGCGATATCGACAATAGTCCCGGACGCTCCGGAGGTGGCCCCTTTAATGGTCTGACCAAGCTGGAACGGGCGGGTAATGTTATCGCAGGATAAGGTTTTGGCGATATTAGCGCCTTCGCTGGTCTGGTCGCCCGGCGGGAGAATGGAGAGGTCTTTGATATCCAGTGTCTGCTTTGACAGGAACAGCCCATAATCAACCGCCCGCATTGTCATCTTATCCCGTGCCACGTCATAGACCGCATGAGATGAGGGGATGATACCGACAAAAACACAGTTGCTGACGCCGAGGTAATCGGGTATGGTGACGTGGACCTGTGTCATATAGTCGCCAGAAAAGTAGTTGCCGATCTCGTTGCCGTCGTATTCAAAGACGGCCTCCGCCATCGCGTCGTCCATACTCTGCGATACCGTGACTCCGATAAGATACCCGCTGTCAACAACCGGATCGATTATCTGGGCCCATGATGCCGTCGGGTAGATCGGGTGATAGATATTGACGGCGCCACACTCCACGTCCTGCGCCCCTGCTCCGGGCGTCATGCTGTGGTTGACGTTGGTAGTCTGGATGATCTCCTGCCCGCCATATCCGGCAACCATTCCGTGATCGACGTTCACCGGATCGAATGCGTATTCTGTGCCGGCTGATAGGGTGAGCCCGTGGACACCCTGATGGGGGAGACGCGGGCTCACACCGGTAAAGTAAGCTGCGAGGGTCGGGGCCGTGGCTACATATTTCCTGATAAATATCCAATCTGTAACCCATCCGGTTGTTGTCGATAACGACCGCATCATGATTGGTATTGCGCCATCAGGGATCTTCGTGGTGAGGGGCGAGTTGGTTCTTTCCACACCGCCCTCAAAGAATCTCGCTTGCGTGGCGCTTTCAAACGCTATTTTTATCGTGCGGTATGTTGTTGCGGTGGTGAAATTGGTTGCCGCGGACCCCGCAGAACTGCCCTCTATCGAATAAAGCAGGTTGTTCGTGGAGTTAAGATACCAGAAAATAGCCTCCGTTACTCCTGCGTTTGAAAAACCATAAAAATCGGCCCCGCTGGTGTGGTATGGTTTCATGTACGCTTCGAGGACTGCGCCCGGGCCGTATGATGTTTTAGACCTTAAGACCTTGTAGGATCCGGAATCACACTTAAAGGTCATTACCCCAGAGCTTACCGCTGCCGAGGCGGTATCTCCCTCCCATTTATCCGTATCAATCGCAGAGCCGGGAAAGTCATCGAAGAAATCGAAGGTGTCGTCCCCGTTACTCTCGCTGACCGCAGCACCGTTCCCGTAATACAGGAATATGAGCCCCTGGCTGGCGGACGGCACCTTGATCCAGACTTTTGCCGAGCTGCGGTCAGTCTTAGACTCTATCCAATACGGGCAGTTGGTGCCGTCCTGCTCCGTAAACCGAACGTCCCGGAAATCCGACCGCATCCCGGGTTTCCATGTCAGCGTGAGAAGATGCTGATAGTTGGCAACTGCTGCCGGGTTGGTGATCCGGATCCGCGCCCGGTATTTCCACTGAGAATAATCGGGGGGTGTAGGTGCCGTCATTGGGGCACCTTACGAGGCCAACTGCGGCTCGGAGTAGATGTACAGGGCGGTGATATCCTGCGCGGTGTCGAGGTTCGTGACCTGCACCTTATAGTACTTGTGCCCCGTGAGGACCGTGAATGAGTGACGGACCGTTGCCCCAGCCGATACCGGAATATCATATTCCTGCGTCTGGTTGGTCGTGTAGTTCGTACCGTCCGAAGAGGTGAACACCTTGACCGTTGCCCCGAGGGTTGCGCTGCCGTGGAAGGTCAGCAATACCTCAATACCGAGCGCGATTGCGGTGCTGGCATCTACCGCAGTGCATTCTGCAAGAACCGAGCTTGCCGATTCCGCAACGGTTTTGTTTTCAAGGATCGCGCCTACTGTTATCGAAAGTCCCATTTTCTTTTACCCCCGTTATACCGTGTCCGTCAGCGTGCAGGTCAGTTTGTCACTCACCACGACGTTTTTCACGCTGGAATACTTGTGCCGCATCATCAGCACAGTATCCTTGAACACGCCGGATTCATCCACAGCGAATGAGGCCCCTGTGGTGAACGTCCACTGGTGCGCCATCGTGATCACGTTGTCAGTCACTGACGGGGTAACGCTCGCGGTATCCCCGCCGTAGGTGGTGATCGCGCTCGACAGATCGGAATCCCCTGCGGATTCTGCTCCGGTGCCGATCCCGATCTTCATCGTCCAGCCGGTCAGGGCTCCGATAATGGCGGCAAACTTGTTATGCCCCACGGTCGGGATGGTGATCAGGATGCCGCCGGCAGGTCCGAGGAACGGCACCAGCGGCATATCGACATGTCGCCCGATCCCGGCCCTGATAGCCACGCCGGGGCCGTACACGCAGTCATAGCTCAGTACATTGCCCTCGCCGTCTTCATGGACGGTCTCGAACCGGGACGTGCCCGGAACGGGGAGAGGGGGGCGGTTGAATAATAGATCTCTGTCTGGTCTCATACAGTCTCCTTGACGAACTTGATGGTGAAGATCCACAGTTTCAGCTGCATCCCATCTGCTTCGGCAGTGCTGATCTCCGTGATGTAACAATTCGTATAAGTCGCGCCATTGAGTACAAGGGATGCCTTCGTGCCCCCGGTGGTCTGGACCTTGACCTTTCCCGATAACAGTTGGGTGGGGGTGCAGGGCCCGGCAAGAGCAGCAAGGGCCGTGTATTCACTGAAGGTCTTGGTCGCACACTCCAGCTCGGCTTCAAACTCGTACGAGCCGATGATCTTCATGTACCGGACCGCCCGTGACGGGACGGTTGTGGTGCCGAAGGTGCAGGGGGCGGTCATCAGTATCCCGCCTGCATAAGCGATCTCTCTCCTTTGGGAGCTGCAACGATTCCGCCAACTTTCATCAGCTGCTTACCGTCGATGTTGACGATCAGGTCACCGTACGTGATGTTCGGCAGGTTCATGTTCCCCGCCGGGGTAGTCGCCGGCGTGGGTATCGGAGATGGGAATTCCTGGACCGGCCCCTGTATCTGGGCAGGGGGCATCAAGCTGTTCTCCTGGTGGAACTCCAGGACATTGTTATATCCCCCGGGAACACCTGTTGTGGGCGGAGATTCGGGGATCGGTGCAGGGTTCCGGACGGCGGCAACAGCAGCTGCAGCGGCTGCGGCGACAACCGATGCACTGTCCATCTCGGCCACCCCCACCTTGTTCTGCTGGTCCTCGACCGCCCACTGGTGCCTTATGTTGAGGTCACGGATCCTCGCAACGTCCCGGGGGTTGGTGATGCTCATCTCCCGCTGGAAGTCGCGGTTGATATCTTCGAGCCGCTGGTATTCTGACTCCACACCCCCCACGGTTTTTGCAAGCGTCTTTTCCGAATTTGTCTGGTCTTCAGTCAGCCGGATCAGCTGCTCCTTTGCTTCCTGGAGCTGGATATACGCTGCAGAGATATCTTCGGCAGATGCGACGCCGCTTGCTTTGAGAGCATCATAGGCTTTCTGCAGGCCCGGGATGGTATACCTCTCAAGATACGCAGCCTTTGCATCAGTAGCGGACATCCCTTCAACGATCGCGGATGCCACGTCCGCAGCGTTGGTCGGTATCGGGGGTTTTGCCGGGGTTTTGCCGGGCTCCTCCTGCGGGGTCTGCCATGGCATGAAACTCTCCTGGAACCCTTTCCCCGCCAGCAGCCGGTCGAGGACCGTGTCCTCCACCTCGAACTTGTTGCCTTCCGAGTTGAGGTTGGCAAAGAACGCCACAACACCGCCCTCTACAAGAGTGAGCTTGTACCCGAGCGCGTCCAGCTGGGCTTTGGCCTCTTCCAGGTCGTCCAGCTGCTCGTCCGTGAGGTAGTCGATGCCCTTGATCTTGTCTGCGTTCTGGACATAGTCATGGATGTAGGGCACCATCTCCTGCCAGCCCCGGCCGTAGAGGGTATTGGCGAGGGCGGCCCGTGTGGTCTCGTCTTCAACGCTCGCGATCGCCCGTGCGGTGTCTTCCCAGATCTGGTCGTAGCTCCTGCCGATGGTCGTGACACCCAGGGCCGCAAATGCCTTGGCAGCTTCCGATGATTCGTCTTTGGCCTCGACGATCGCCATGGTGAACAGTTTGATGCCGCCGGTGACCGTGGAGAACTGGGTGTTTGAGATCGCGGCGGCATACTGGAGCTCCTGGACCTTCCGGGTGCTCAGGCCGGTCGAGTATGCGAGATCGTTGATACCGTCGGCGATGTTGCCGAACTTGTTGAC